TTAAACGCATTGGTGAATCACCTACAACAAATGCTGTTAAGCCTCTGTCATAGTTTAGTGTAACCATTTCACCAATTAGTTCTGGATAACCCGGAGTTGCAATCAAGTTAAACAATCTTGTTTCATTATCACGAATATCTTCGTTACTATTCATCAATGATTGTAGTGCTTGAACAACAACTTTACGCTGTGCTTTACGTCCAAAGCTACCTGAACCGTCTGCTTCGTTTGCACTTTCAGTAACCCAACGGTGTGGATAGTAACTTGACATACTTTCATCGCCCATACGTGGGTTATCACCGTTTACATCAATGTAGTTACGCTCAAAACGTTTTACGTTAAAGCCGCTTCTACGCAGGTTCCATAGTAGCATACCTTTTGGATATAGTGCTGGATCTGGAGCATCTGGATCTAGATAGTTGCTTGTTAGTAGATCTGTAATATCACCTGCTTCGTCGCTGTTAGCACCGCTTGTGTTATAACGTGCATCTGCAAACAACATACCATTTTCAGTTGTTTGATCTGTAGTATCAACTTCTACCCAAGGATTGCTTCCTGCTGCTGCTAGGATTGCATTGTAAACATATACACGAGGATAGTTTTCTAAATCAGCTGTGCTAATCCAAATGTCACCTGTTACAAGTGGTGAAGTATCTGATTGTTCAGTTGGCTCACTTGCACTTACAATAGGACCTGCTGGATCTGTGCCGTTTGCATAGTACGGTGCAGTTGCATCTTGATATCCAACCCATGTTGTGCCGTTGTGTACCATAATATCAACTTCGTCAATGATACTGCTGTACCATAGTGCGCCGTTTGCTGCAATAGCAGTTGGTGCATCGTCGCTTGCTGTGTAAACCAGTGGCTTCCAGTTTGAAATTCTATACTGGTCTCCACCTTCTGCGTAGAAGTTAGCAGTTGGTGTACCACCGCTTGCTGTTATACCAATAGCGTTTAGCAATCCACCTGCGTCTACAACAACAACATCACCACCAATTCTGTGTGATATTTTTACTCTGTTGCCGCTATCAACACTTGCTACAACATTTGTAAGTCCTGCTGCGTTGATTGCATTTGCAATTACGTCTGCATCTGTTGCTGCACCTGTTGCTACAACACTTACTGTTACTGCTGAAGTTAGGTTTGCATCACCTTTTAGTGTTTCTTGTACAAACAATGTGTATGTACCTGCTGCAACAGTGCCTGCTTCAACTTTAGCACTGGTTACATCTGTTGCACCTGTTAGTGCTCTTGAATACAGTTGGAAATCTGCTACTGGATAATCTGCAATGTTGTCTAGATTTGTTTCAACATATACAGCACCTTGTGCTAAGTTTGCACCGCCGCCTGATGCGTCAAGTGCTGCAAGAGCTGCTTGATTATCAGATGCTAGTGGAGCATCGTAGCTATCCCATGTTTCTGTAGTTGCATTCCATGCTTTAACTCTCCAACGTGCTCCTGCATTTGGTTCAGTTGTTTTAACCCACATACTACCAGTTGGTCTGCCGTTGATTGTACCTGTGTTATCTGTTCTTTTGAAACTTGGTACTTGTGTGTGCTTGTCTATTGTTAAATCTGGTGCCATGTATGTACCAGCTGTAATACCTGCCCACTGTAGAGGTGTACCTGTTCCGTCAGCTAGTGTAAAGTCATCGTGTAAACCATCTGAGTAAAGATGAACTACGCCTGCTTCTAATACTGCGTAAATACCGCTTGGGTTAGCTGCTGTGTTAATATCTGCAACCATATCTGCTAGACTGTCGTTAGCACCTGTCAGTGTAACTGTAATATTTGCACTATCTGTTAGTCCAATTTCAAACTGTTGGTTTTGTGCTAATCCAACACCATTTGCTGTGCCTGTTACCATTGGCCAGCTTAGTTTCCATTCTTCGCTACCAACTTGTACCCAAGTACCAGATGCAATACCTGCTGCGCTGTTTCCGCTTGATTTATACCATAGTCTAATTACGTTGCTAACTGCAACCATAGCGTATTCACCAATTGCTCCAACACTACCTTTAGGTGTATATGGCGAAGAACCTGAAGTTTGTGTTGAGTCAGTAATAACAATAGGAGATTTGTTTGTGAATGTTTGTCCGCCTGTTGTGCTTATTGCTGCACTGTTCCACTCAAAAATACCCCATGTAGATGATTGAGTGTCTAACCAGTAAGTACCATTTGCTGGGTTGTCTGCTGTTGCTGTAGCACTTGCGTTGATAGCATTTAGGTCGATATCAGCACGTACAACAAACGCTCTATTGCTTACACCTAGATATGAATATGCCGCTTGTAATCCATATTCGTTTTGCTCGCCGCCGTTGATCGGATTGTTGTTAGCGTCAGTCTTAAATTCTGGGTCGCCAAATGTTTCAACAAGATCACGCTGCGATGTGAGCAAGTATACTTTACCAGCATTTGCTGCTAGTGTGCCTGGTGCAATGCCTGTTCCTGCACCGTTAGTTTTATTTTCCGCCGTTGCGACAAATATAATTGGTGTTGTTCCTGGTTCAGCTGGAGTGTAGAAACTCTCGTCAATTACCGAAACCTGGACGCCTGGTGATACTAATGCCATTTTAATTTTCTCCTATGGATCATCTGTTATAGTATTATTTAGCTGATCTGAGGAAAAAATACGGTTTTAAGCCGTTATGTGCGTGTTTTACTGTGTAAATAGCTCATCAAATCTTTAATCCAAAATTCTAAATCATTTAATGTGCCGTTGTTATCAATATGATAATCTGCCATCCAAGGTTTCAAACTCATCGAATCTTCTGATTCTGGCGGCAAGTAATCACTACGGTCTACCCAAATAGCATAATCAAAAACACCAGTGTTACGCATAGCAAAGTATTCTCTTTTGTTACGTAATCCACAATAGATATCATGCTCATGAAATATAGCTCTGCCTAGTTTTGCAGCATCTGGTTGATTGTAATCGCAAATAGCATTATACCATTCTGCTCGATGATTGTGTCTATCAGCGTAGCATTCTTCTTCATTGTTATAATTGTATTTCTTTTTTAACATATCATAGATAAACAGTTTGGAGCAGAATTTACTGCTACTTTCAAAACTATATCTATATTTGTCTCTAAGTATTTCGCAGACAGTATCTTTACCGTGCCTGCCGTGACCGATTACCAACAGTTTCTTTTTTTGCATAAGTGTATATTATGATATAATACACAGTTTGTCAACCATTTATAAATTCTACAACGTTGGGCTTTGTATGTTTTGCAAATTCTTCTGTGGATTTTCTGTTTGGATGATTTCCGCAAAACAAATTATCTTGTTCCATTTGTTTCCAGTATGGCCATTGATTATAAACATAATCTACTACTTGTACTGATGGTTTTATTTCTGTATATTCTAAAATCATATTGTTAGCGACTTCTACACCCCACCCATGTTGTACACTATTGCACATAAATTTTTGCCAACTTTGTTCTAACATAAAAAGGTTATTAAAATTTAATGTTTCTTCAAAAACATCACTGTGCGATCCGATTAAGCCAATAGGAATATCTAACATTGATATTTCTTTTAATTCTTTTTCTGCTAAATTGCATCTAAAATCATAAGGATCGTTACAAGTTAAAAATCTAATACATTGTTTACTATCATGATAAGATTGTTCTTTGTATCTGCTGCCTTGTCTTATGCTTACCAAAGGTTCGCAATAAATCCAAATAATTTTATCTATTTTTTTGTCAATTTTTTTGATTCTACGCAAACAACTAATATTACTTGATCCACGTAAACTACTGTTTACCAAATCAAGATTCCATTCTTTTAATAAATTTGTATAATTGTTCCAATCGCCGCCAGGAACGTCATAGCTTAACGCTGCCCAACTTGGTCCTGTATAAAGTATCATTATCCGATAAGGAAACCGTAACCTGTTCCACCTGCAACAGCCATTGCCAGATCGTTCTCTAGTTTTTCCATTTCAGCCTGTGCTTCAGCTTTTAATGTATCACCATTTAATGTAGTGCCGCCGCCTGGTCCAACAATAGTGCTAAACTTACTACGTGCTTCACCTAACATATATTTACAACTTGCAAGTGTATAATCTTTTAGCCATTGCAGTGCTTTGTAATCGTTAAGCAATTCCATATCAGGTCTATAATTGTAACAAAACAACAATACTTCTTCATCTGCTCTAGGGCGTTGTAATATAGTTAATTTTTTGTTTGTTGGGTTCCATTTGAACTCCATAAAACTACCAAACATTCTACCAACTAATTCTTGCTGCTGTGCAAAGAAATCATATGTTGCAAGTCCACCAATACCACTACCTGCTAACAAATATGTATTTGTGTAAGCCAAGTTAAATGGCTCAAACAAACTCCCGCCATCTGCACTGCCGCCTAATCTACTTCCAACACTTCTACGATATATTTTCCTTACTTCGATAATTTCATGAGGTAATGTGTATACGTTTTGGTCTTCGCTAAGTTGAATAGTAACATAACTTTCTTCAACACTGTTTTCACTACGTTGTCTATATTTTGTCAACGCTTTTGTTAATGCAGTTTCATAGTGCATAGGATCTAGTTCAACGTCAACCATGCCGCCACCTAAAAAGGTATGAACATAATCAAATACTTGTTGTTTTTGTGTAGTTAAATTTGCATCTGCCATTTTGATCTCCAATAGTATTTATCGCTTACGATAAATACTTACATGCCACGTATTAGTTTATATAGACCAAATAAAACCGCCGATTATGAATTTATAGACAAACAAGTCTATGAAATGTTTACTGTAGGCGGTACGGATTTACACGTACACAAGTATCTTGGTCCAAAGAATACCAGTAGTGAAAATGCTACCGCAGAACAGCCCACATACGATGCTGTTGCTGAAACAAATATACAAGATTTACTATTTCTAGAAAATAGAGATAGAAAGTATGATGACGAAATTTACACAATACGTGGTCATTATAATTTGGCTGATACAGATTTTAATTTAAGTCAATTTGGTTTGTTTTTACAAAACGATACAATTTTTATGACTGTGCATATTAACAGCAGTGTAAAAACTATTGGCAGAAAATTAATGGCTGGCGATGTTATCGAATTACCTCATATGAAAGAAGAATATGCTGCAAATGATTTTAGCGTAGCAATGAAGCGTTTTTATGTTATTGATGAAATAACAAGAGCGGCAGAAGGTTTTTCACAAACATGGTATCCGCATCTGTATAGATTAAGATTGAAAATGATTATGGATTCACAAGAATACAAAGACATTTTGGATCTACCTGCTGAAGATGAAGAAGGTAATACACTTAGAGATATACTCAGCACATACGAACGTGAAATGCAAATCAATAATGCTGTAATTAACCAGGCTGAAGAATATGCAAAAGCCAGCGGTTATGAAACTGCGCACTTGTACACTGTAAGTGTTTTAGACAATGGCGAAGTTGCTATTGTCAGTACTGACTATGATAGCTTACTTGCAGATGGAACAATCACATCTGATACAGTTTTCTTAAATCCAGGAGATACTGGATACAAAGGATATTTAGTAGGCGATGGGTTTCCACCAAACGGCGCATTGTACGGGTCAGGAACAGGATTTCCAAGTGCTGCAAATGCAGGCGATTATTTCTTAAGAATAGACTTGTATCCAAACAGGTTATTTAGATATAGCGGCACAAGTTGGCAAAAGGTAGAAGACGCAGTGAGACAAACACTAACACCTGATATAACAAGACAAACCCTAAAAGGAACCTTTGTAAACAACGAAACAGTAAATAACATTGCTGGCGAAGATGTACAAGAAAGACAGGCGTTGAGTAAAGCACTGAAAGTTAGGGCGGACACCTAATGTTATATTTTTATGATGGACAAATACGTAGATATCTAACTCAGATTGTTAGAGCATTTAGTCACTTTAGCTATCAAGATGGCGACGGTGATATAAAACAAGTGCCTGTGATGTACGGTGACATTACTAGACAAGTTGCTAGTATTATACGAGACAACAGTGAGAACAAACTGCCAAGTGCTCCACGTATGGGTGTATACATTACTAACTTGCAAATGGATAGAGCTAGACTCAGTGATAGCAGTTATGTTAACAAAATCAACTTACGTGAAAGAGCTATTGACAGTGAAACAGGTGAATACCTAAACGAACAAGCCAGAGGGTATACTGTTGAAAGATTGCATCCAACTCCTTATATGTTAAGTGTAAATGTAGATGTATGGAGTACTAGCACTGATCAAAAGTTACAAATACTAGAACAAATATTCTTTTTGTTTAATCCTGATTTAGAATTCCAAACTACAGACAACTATGTTGATTGGACTAGTTTGAGTGTTTTACAAATGGAAAACATTACTTTTAGTTCTAGAACAATTCCAGTTGGTACAGAAACAGAAATTGATGTTGCAACACTGAGTTTCAACGCACCAATTTATATTTCGCCGCCTGCAAAAGTTAAAAAACTAGGCATCATTACTGACATTATTACCAGTGTATACAATCAAGATGCTGGCACAATCAGTCTAGAAGGATTTAATCCACCAACAG